ACAAGTCGGACGTTCCGCTGCTCATGAGCATCCTTGACAAGGCCGCCCAGTTCAAGGGCCTGACCCACCGCGAAGCCGCCGTGCTGCTCGCCTGCGACGTCAAGGAGGTCAACGACAGGATCTTCGAGACCGCCATCAAGGTGAAGGAGCACATCTACGGCAGCCGCATCGTGCTCTTCGCGCCGCTCTACCTCTCGAACTACTGCGTCAACACCTGCACGTACTGCCCGTACCATGCCAAGAACAAGAGCATCGTGCGCAAGAAGCTCACGCAGGAGGAGATCCGCAACGAGGTGATCGCGCTCCAGGACCTCGGCCACAAGCGCCTGCTCCTTGAGGCGGGCGAGCACCCCAAGCACAATCCGATCGAGTACATCCTCGAGTCCATCAAGACCATCTACTCGATCAAGCACAAGAACGGCGCCATCCGCCGCCTCAACGTGAACATCGCCGCCACGACGGTCGAGAACTACCGCAAGCTTCACGAGGCCGAGATCGGCACCTACCAGCTCTTCCAGGAGACCTACAACCGCAAGGCTTACGAGGAGCTGCATCCGAAGGGACCGAAGTCCGACTACGCCTACCACACCGAGGCGCACGACCGCGCCATGGAAGGCGGCATCGACGACGTGGGTCTCGGCGTGCTCTTCGGGCTTGATCTCTGCCGCTACGACTTCGTCGGCCTGCTCATGCACGCCGAGCATCTTGAAGCCGTCTGGGGCGTCGGTCCGCACACGATCTCCGTGCCGCGCATCTGCCCGGCCGACGACATCGATCCGGCCTCCTTTGAGAACGCCGTGCCCGACGACCTCTTCCTCAAGATCGTCGCGCTCATCCGCATGGCCGTGCCCTACACCGGCATGATCATGTCGACCCGCGAAGGCCAGCGCATCCGCACCGAAGCCCTCAAGCTCGGCATCTCCCAGATCTCCGGCGGCTCCCGCACGTCCGTGGGCGGCTACGCCATCCGCTCCGTCCAGGAGATGGAGGAGAAGACCGAACAGTTCGAGACGAACGACCGCCGCTCGCTCGACGAAATCGTCCGCTGGCTCCTCGAGAACCACTACCTTCCGTCCTTCTGCACGGCCTGCTACCGCGCCGGCCGCACGGGCGACCGCTTCATGGAATGGGCCAAGGACGGCAGCATCGCCACGTACTGCCAGGCCAACGCCATCATGACGATGAAGGAGTACATGTGCGACTACGCCTCGAAGGAAACCCGCGAGGCCGGCGAGCGCGTCATCGCCAACGAACTCCCGAAGATCCCGCACGAGAAGATCCGCATCGCCAGCGAAAAGCGCCTGATCCGCATCGCCGACGGCGAACGCGACTTCCGCTTCTAAGTGATCGACTCCTCTACAGCCTAGCTACATGCTAACCACTACCCCGCTACATACACGCTATGTAGCGGGGTTTTTCGTGTTAGCATGGCCGTACCCCCGCCACCGTCACGCCACCTGCACACCGCCTACACGCTGTCAGCCTGTGGGACAACTGTGGGACAAAAGGCCCGTTCGGCACCTCGGGGATTCAATTTTGTGGGACACGCCATGAACATAACGGCCAAAAACATTCTGACAGTAGGCGATGGACGATATAAGATCGCGCCAAATTTGTACCTCGTCGTCCGAAGAAACGGACTCAGCAGATCGTTTGTCTTCCGATACACATTCGACGGAAAGCGCAAGGATCTCTCGCTAGGGGATCCGGCAATCATCAAAATTCAAATGGCGAAGGATGAGGCGCTCAAATGCCACACCCTCCTCACACAGGGAGTCGACCCGAAGGCTTTCAGAGAAGAAAAGAAAGCACCGGTAAAGACAAAGCACGAACCAACATTCAAAGAATATGCAGAGCGCATCATCCCGATCATCATTGAGGTCAAGCAGTACAAGAACAAGCACAGCATCAATGAATGGCGTCGGTGCATCCTCGGCCTCGCCGTCCAGCACATCGGAGACATGCCGATCAAAGAGGTCGAAACGTCTCACATCCTTTCGATCCTCAATCCACTCTGGAAGGATCAGACCCCGACAGGCGTCAAAGCACGTGGGTTCTTGGAGACAGTCTTTGCCTATGCAAAGCGTGAAGGGTTTTACAACAAAGAGAATCCGGCTACATGGCGCGGCAATCTTGACGCATGGCTGCCATCACCTCAACGCATCTACACCACCAGGCATTGCCCTGCCGCTACGCTTGATGAGACGATCGACATTGTCAGCCGATTGCTTGCAGGTGAGGTCGGGGAGCCTCCTTCGCGTCTGGCCGCGCTCTTCGGCATCTTGACCTCAACGCGCCGCAAGGAATTTTCGCTCGCCTTTTGGGATGAAATCAATCTCGACGAAAGAATCTGGTACATCCCGCCCGCTCGCAGAAAAGACCGCAAACCGTTCCCGCACCGCGTTCCCCTGAGCGATCAAGCCATTGAAGTGCTGCTTGCCGCCAATCCGAGCCGGAAAGGCCCGCTCTTTCCATCACCTTACTGGGCGCATAGACCAATCCGCATTGACAACCCGTATCACACGGTCAGCAGACTCACAGACGGCAAAGTGACTATGCACGGATTCCGTTCGACCTTCCGAGACTGGGCGGCAAGAAACGGCATTGACAGGGTAGTTGCAGAGAAATGCTTGATGCACGCAACCGGCAACGCCGTAGAGCAAACGTATCAGCGTGACGACCTATGCGAGCTACGTCGTCCCGTCATGCAGTCGTGGGCCGACACGATCATGCCGAAGAAGAAGTGACGTTTTCCAAAGGCCCAAAAAAAGCGCCCCACCTACCAGCGAAGGTAAGTGGGGCATTTTCGTCTACTGGCTGACGATCTTCACGACGGCGTCCTTGTCTATCGCAGTTCGCTCAGAAAGCTCGACACCTCGTCGAACCAGCTCTGCGCCTCGCTCGACAAGGTTCGCGCATCGGGCAAGCTGCTCTCTTTCAGCGTCGCAGGTACCGGCACCGGTTGCGGACAATCGACTGCGAGCGTCGGCTGCTTGCTTGCGCACCCGCTCAAGATCAGCGCCAAGATCGTCGACGCGAGCAAGCGCCTTGTCCCGGGCCTCCCACGCATCCACCAGGCTCTGTGCATAAGTCCTCTCCTTCTCACGGTACTTGATCTCAAGAGACTGCGCCCTCGCTGCGTAGTCCTCGCGCAAGGCGGCAATATCCTCGCCGTAGAGCGCGGCGGCAAACTGGTAGCCCGCAACAAACGAAACCACCATGACGAAAACAAGAAGGACTCGCTTCATGGCTATACAAGAAACGCATAAGCCATAATCGCCAGACCAAAGCCAAAGAATCTCAAGCTCCACTTTTTAAGATACGCGGCACGCCAGTCGAGCACTTCATCTTCTTTAAGCTCTTCCGGATAGTTAAACAGCTTAAGGAAAACGAACATAACCGTATAGAGAATCAGACCGTCGACAAACGGAGAAAGCGCCAACTCCTGTTCTGAGTAAATGTCATAAACAAAATCAGGGAATACTTTCACCCCAAAATATTCATGGACTTCGACCCACCGTCTGCAAAACCATTCCCACACAAGAGCCCAAACAAAAGCCAGGGCAACCGCATATTTACGGAATTCGGTATCAGAGATACGATTGTTTTTCATACCTATCTTTCCTAACAAATCGATAAAGATTTTTGTCACGAACGATTCCACTGTGACCTCCTATCAAAAAATTGGATTGTGTCACAGCACTCGTCACTCATGCCCCAACTGCGCACGACTCCCCAAGAAACAGTTTTGCTTCGGCCTGACGGCGACGCGTGAGCCCCGGCAGGACTTTGCCGTTGGCCTTGTTCACGTCCAAAAACTGGCTGGCGGCTTCTTCCACGTCACCGGCATTCACGGCGCGCATGAGCTTCGGGCACTTGTAGACAACGCCGTCCACGCCGATGTTGTACGCAAGGCTCATGAGCGCTACGTACTGGCCTTCGGTAACTTTGACGTTCACCCACGGGGCGAGACCGGAGGCGTAGCGCTTCAGGTCTTCGATGAGCATGGCGTAGGCTTCCTTGTACGTCACCACCCGGCCTTCCTTTACGTCGGGCCCCGTGTGACCGAAGCCGATCGTGAGCACGCCCGCGGGGCATAGGTACGCAGTCTCGCGGAAGCCTTCCCACTGTTCGATGAAGTCTGCGGCCAGTTTGACAGGCCAAGCGGTTAGGGCTTTCGTTTCACTCATGGGCTTTCTCCTGTATGCCAAGTTTCTTTTCAAAAAAGCTCTCAACGATTTGAAATGCTCTCGCCCCCATGTTCCCGCCAATGGCGGCGCATACCGCACTGATCTCCGTCGGCTGTGCAAGGCCCTCTGCCAGCATGTAGAGGACGCATCCCACGAAGATCGATGACAACATGTCCCCAATGAACTCGAAAAACTTGAACGTACGGCCTGACTTGATGAGGCAGTAATATCTGATAACGCCACCGCCCGCTCCGAAAAGAATCGGAAGCACTGCGCGAAGCGATGCCCACGAATTCGGATCTTTCTCTGGCATAGCTTTTTTGAAATGTTTCTGACGATATTGGTTTAGGGGCGAATGAATCGCCCCCTGCATAGTTAACGATCCATTGCTAGAACCGTGCGAATGTGCTTGATGCACTCCCACGCTTCACAAAGATCTTCCAGGTTCTGGGATGTCAGGCTGTAGTGACCGTCCCGAGCGTCGTCGAGGATCTTGTCGATCTTCTCCAGAAGCTCTTCTTCGGTGCGCTCCCCCTGCATCTTTCGCATGTCCTTCAAGTCCATGACTTTCTCCTTAGTCGACCGCGTGTCTCTTCGCGATCTCAAGGAGCGCGTCGATGTCCGCCTTGTCCATGATGTAGCCGCTAAGCTCCACCTTGCCGCCGGCTTTCTCAAGCGCAGCGGAGGCGGCCGCGGTTGCACGGTCCAGATCCACCTTGCCTTCTTCCGTCACGATGCCGAGCATCTTGAGCGTCGGCATGTACTGATCGACGCGAGCCGCTACGGCATCACGAATATACGGCGAGACGAATCCGATGCCAAACTTCATGAGACCAGTAGGTGCCTTGGGCATTACCACGGTTGTGACAAACTCCGAAACGATCGTCGGAATATGACTGACTTCAACGAACATCGAGCGCTCCTACCGGTTACTGCTGCGCCGTCGTGCGGGCGGGATTGGAGACCGTCACCTGAGTCGCGCCTTCGGGAGACGTCCACTCGTTGTAACGGGGCATCGGCTGCGGGCAGATCGCGCCAAGCGGCACGACCTCCTTCGTGATGGCGTTGACACGAGCCTTGAGACAGCCGACCTCGGTGGCCAGATTGTTGAGGCCGCATGCACAGTCGGAGGCGACGCGGTCGATCTTCTGCGTGATGATCTGTTCGCGCAGCTGAGCCTTTTCAGCTTCGCACTTCTGCTGTGCTTCGAGCACCGCCACGCGTTCGCGATTGGCCGCGGACTCCTGCGCAATCGGCGTGATGTAGGCGTACATCTCGTCTCGAAGCGTCTTGTTGTCGGCAAGCGTCTGCTTGTAGACCGCCGCATCTTGGTTGTCGCTGTAGCGCATGGCCGTCAGTTCCGCGATCTTCGCGTCCTTTTCAGCCAGAGCATTGAGCGCCATGCCAGCCTGAGCGTTCTGATAATTGCCGCCGCCAAACAGCCCGCCAAGAAGGCCGCCACCGTTTCCATTAGCGTTGAGAAGCCCCAACGCGGTGCCGGCAATGCCGAGACCAAGGCCGCTACCCGCGACACCTTTACTAGCGAATTCACCCATAGTGAACCCTCCTTTCCAAAATGCACGAGGTGTCAACTTGAAATAGCCTGTATCCCTCGCGCAAGATCAGTATCGGACGAATATGGGTGCACACGCGCACATAGAAAAACCCCGCCGATGTTTCCATCGGCGGGGTTCAAGACTTACTGCGCAAAAGCTGCTATCAAAGCAACCAGCCCCAAACACGCGACTACAGGAAAGAGAAGATCGAGCTTGGCGTCAAGCGTCCATCTTCGAACATCAAAGCCAACCCACCAAGGGTTACCTCCTGCCTTTCTCTCGGCTTGGGTTACCTCCCGTCCAATGTAGAATCCTATCGCTACCGAACCGCCAAGGCATGAGGCATCCGCAATAGAAAGCCCACAGAAGTAAGCAATCAGTGTCGTTACTGATTGGAAGAGTAAAGATAGGCCAGCGTGGGCAAAGTTACTGGCGTTCATAGCTTCACCCCCTTCTCGATAAGAGTGACTTCCAGCTTGTCCATGCGCCACCTCTGGTAGGCGGCTTCGAGAGCCAGTGCCTCCTCATAGCGGATGCCGTACCTGTCGCCAGCAGGAGTCACGAGACGATGCTCGATATGAGTTTTTTGAGGAGTAATGATGCGCCCCTCTTCGTCTGCAACCTCAACCTGGTCAATGATCTCTATGTCTTCATACTCGTCTTCCCACTTGTCGTAGCAGAGCAGACCGTAGCGAGTGGCATCCAGTCCTTCTGAGGCGAAGGCCTCGATGACTTGCTGGGCGATCACGCCGACATGCAAGCGAGCGTCGGCACCCTTCTTTTCCACAGCGTCCTTGAACTGGAAGACCTTGAAGGCCACCTTGGACCAAGCACGCATTAGCGCATCGTCAGGATCGACAATGGCCGTTTTTTCGCGCTCGTCGGAAGTATTGACAGCGCCAGTGACCGCAAAGATTTCAGACCAACGGTTTGATGAAAAGCCGCACTTACGCGCCCCATCATCACCCGGGCCAAAATTACCGCCAGACGATGACGGAGAAATGTATAGCACCCGCGCTTCCAGCACAGACTTTCCTTCCGCGTTCGTTTTGTAGGACGCGACTCGAAAGCCCTCGCTCCCTTGGTATCCGATTTGTGGAGCGTTGTAGACATTTGAGCTGCGGAGAGTGATTGCCGGGACGCTAGTATTCGCCTGAGAATCTGCCGTAGCACCAAGTATTGCTTTGTAAGAAGCACCCAATTCAGGGATGCGGTCGATACCGTTTACCGTCGTGTTGACTACTGTTACGGGCTCTACCAAGTCTGTGTAGATATGGGCTATGCGAGCGTTTGTAGAGCCTGTCGAAGCCGTAACTGCACGATTAAACTTTGACGCATAACCGCCGACATAGAAATGGAAATCATCCACAACCAACGGGAATACATCGTTCGTATAGATGCCGGCGGTTGTCGAATTGGGAGAGTCGCTGGACAGCGAGTGTCTGTTGTGCGCGATATCTACCTTTCTGCACCGTTGGACAATCGCAAAAGCGTCCAATCCAGTCGAAAGGTTGTCCCTAATGGTGACATTTTCCAGATAATTGGAAGTGCTACCTATAATTCGGATTGAAGCATCTCCGCTTTCATCAAAGCGATTATCGGTTATGACATAGTTTCCAAGCGATTCTGTGCCGTCAACCGCCCCTGTGGCGAGTTCAATGGCATTTTTTCCACAGCCGGAGAACCTATTCTCTGTGATCCTATAACCGTCAATGTTGCTCGAAGTGCCCGTAACGGCCGTCCGACGAATGCCGCGAAATTCGCACTGGTGAACCGTAATGTTTTTCAGGGTCTGCCCTGCGACCGTACCGTGGCTACCGAACCCACAGTACGGGGAAGTTTCTGTTTGTTCCGCCGTACCTTCCGAGTTGGTGAAAAGACAGTTATACGCACCGACATTCTCGCAACAAGTCTGGTCCGGGTTCCTGTCCGAACTTGAAGTTGTGTTCGCGTCAACTTGGATGACTTCTGGGTAGTAGTCTTGAAGCACCGGCGGGAATTGACCGAAGAAATTGCAGTAGTGGAATGATGCATTTTTACACGCGCTCAGCTCGGCAGTATGGACCCGACGTGCCCCCGTAAAAGTCACATACCAGACCTGGATGTTTTCTCCGTGGGCGAAGTTCATTGCCCAACGATACGTGGACGAAAGTGTCGACAACCCGCCGCAGTCGATGTTTCCGCCAAACCACGAGATATTCGAATGGCCGGAAAACTTCGTCGGCTTCTTCGCTTCGCAGTCAAGCCAGTTCGAAAACATCCCGTAGCTAAAATCTTTGGCACCGACTGCCTTAAAGTTCGCCCCATACGCAATGACGGTAATATCTCCACCGAACTGCACCTCGTTCGAAATGCAATACGTATGCGCCGAAGGGAAAAGCACAACGGCATCAGACCTCCCGTTGGCATAGACAAACGCGGCCTGAATAGCCTTCGTATCGTCAGTCACCCCATCACCGACGGCACCGAAATCCTTTACGTTCACGACATCAGCGAAGCGGTCCTTCAGCATGCGCGGCTTCGTCGTGCCTTCTGCTACGGTAGGCACGAAGTCACCAAGCCCATAAGGCGTCTCGAAGATTTGAATCTTGCCCTTGCTCTTCTTCACGAAGGCTCGGCCATGTAGGTATTCACGTTCCATCATGCACACCACTGGTTTTGTTTAATCTTTTGAAGTTCCCAACGGAGGTAGGCACACTCAAGCGCCAAGGCCTCCTCATACCGGATGCCGTAGCGGTCGCCCGCAGGCGTCACGAGACGGTGCTCAATGTGCACCTTGGCAGGCGTGACCGTGCCATCTTCGGCGACGACCTCAGGCGTATCGACAACCTCTATGTCCTCGTACTCGTCCTCCCACTTGTCGTAGCAGAGAAGACCGTAGCGAGTCGCATCCAGTCCTTCCGAGGCAAAGGCGTCGATGACTTGCTGGGCGATCACGCCAACATGCAAGCGAGCATCTGCCCCCTTCTTCTCAACCGCGTCTTTGAACTGGAACACGCGGAAATTGACCTTGCCCCATGCTCGCATTAACGCTTCGTCGGGATCTGTTGCGCCAGACTTAGCACGACAGTCCGATGTCGTGATCGCAGGTGTAGAAGAAAAGACCTCGGACCACCTTAAAGATCCGTGACCCAAGGAGTACTTTGCGTCAGCCACAGGCTTACATGCACCTTCGATCGATAAGTTGCCCGCACCAAACTGCAAATTCCCAGATGCGTAGACTCTTAGCACATACGCTTCTGTCTGCTTGAAGCGGTTACGTTTTATGTTGAGGGTGTCCGATTGAGTATCGATACTTGCCCCCTTGATGCTTACTTCACCTTTCTCGTTAACGGTCGCTACTGGTGAAAAATTTGAATCGTAGATTCTAAAAATACCACCTGGAGTAAGTCGGTTGGTTATATTTGTGCCAAGCCGAGGATGCATATACTCATCATCACGCACCGAGCCACCCGACGCGCAAACGCCTTCAGAAGCCACATATCGGGTTACGCTATCTTCCCGCTTGTAATACGGACTCAGATCTATTGCGTACTTCGTCATCCCGACAAAGTCGGCATGACTGTCTGAAGATGTAATGAAACGAGATCCTATAAGATCTTTCCATACGCCGGAGACCCGCAGACCACGAGACTCCCAGTAGCACCGTGTAAAAAGAAGCTCTTTACACTTCGGGATGATGGCCGCAATGTCATCCCTCCCGTTAAAAGTACAGAAGGCAAAGTGCAGTCCGCGCATTACGCCCCCCTGAACTTCAAGAAAAGCAGAGGGTGCTTCAAAAGGCTGAGCGAGAGCCGAAGAGGTCGCAAGGTGGCCGCTTTGGTGCTGAATCGAAGTGATCAGGCATCTCGAATAGACAGTGCCGGCCAAGCCCCAGTTATTTTCTGTAGCGTCGTCCGGCGAGCGTATAGCGACACCGCGATAGCCGACAAACGTGCAATTGTCTGCACGCCCCAGCTCACAAGCCGGAACCTTGCCGTCACCAATATCCGAAGCTGTGACAAGGTTTGCCGCCTTGCGCCAATGCCCAGCGCAAATCACGTCACGCAAGTGCCAAGCGTCGGCATTTTTACACCAAATACCGACGTCCCAAGCGTCTGACAGTCGACCGTCGCTTCCCGCGTATCCATCGACGCCATCAAAGTATGGGTAGATCCCGAGGCCGCTTATACCGCTTCCCTTGCCAAGCACAATAGCTGCAGAGAAAGGTGCCGTAAGATCGAGCGTCTGATACACGTCTCCGCGAGTGCTACTGTCGGCAAGATAAGGAGCACCGACATCAGGGTTGGCCACTTTCCATGACTTACACCAGGGGAGAGAGAAATTCTTTGCACCCTCTCCCTTAAAGAGGAGATAAGTCTGAGAGTGATACATGTACCCACCAGCCTCACCAATCAAAGACTGGTAATCCTTGACATTTAGAGTTTTCGAGACTACATATGCACCAGCTGGAAAATACACAGGCTTGATGGACAGCAACAGAGCGGCCTGAATCGCCGCCGTATCGTCCGTCACCCCGTCGCCCTTTGCTCCGAAGTCCTTCACATTGACGACGTCCGAGAACCGTTCGCCAAGCGTCCTCTGCTTGGTACTGCCCGAAGCCTTCACCACGCGATTGCTGATGTCCTGCCCGTGGTGCCCTGGATCGCCGTAGCCGCCAACGGCAAAGAACCCGTCATACGGATACTTCTCCACGTCGTCGAGCGTGTCGACCACGTGCGGGATGTCCCACGAGTAGATGAAAATGTTCTGCTTGATCTCTTCGCATATCTGAGCGAACTTCTTCGCTTCTTCGGCAGATTTTGCCGCGGATTTCGCTGCATTGAAAAGATTGTCAAGAAACTCGCTGACAGTAAGATTTGATGTAGGCGGGAGAGAAATAGTACGTCCAGTCAACTCAACTAACTGCTGAATCTGCACGACAATTCGATCAAGAGATTCGTTGATAATCTCCGGCGGGAACCTCGAGTAGTTCGTCAGCTGCATGTTCTGCGTGTAGGCAACGGCAGACCCAACGACAAAGATGTTCCCCTTGACAATCGGCGTCGTCAAGACAACCGTGCCACCAGGCGTAGCAGTCTGGTCCGCATTCATCTCGACGGAATAATCCTGCCCATACACAAGCATTTTTGCCTGCGCTTCAGGATCATCAGCCGTGGCGACATACACGTCAGTCTTTTCAAAGATGAGAAAGCCGAAAGGCAATCTCGACTGTCCCTCTGACGTGAACGGCCCAGCTAATCTTTTGACGTACTCGATCATAGAAAATGGCTCCTTAGTGGAGCCATCTTCGTATGATTGGGCGAACACACGCGCACTAGTCTTGCGGAGGCGATACGACCCTTGGGGCTCTGGATGGAACCATATCCGTCCTGCCCCAGTAATAACCCTGTCCCGTTCCCCGTCTCATCTTGGTTTCCATGCGCTGCAGATATCCGGGCGACAGATAGTCCTGAACCTCGTTCATGAATGCACGATCAATCACAGCCGATGTGTACCAGAGATTTACGAAAGGCGTGTGCGACCTGACAAGCCTGACAGCGCGGGCCCCAGGCTTCGTCTCCTTGTCGTAAATCGCGCTACCGGCCATCGATGTCAGCAAGTCTGACGCATCGACCACCGTCCCGACAACCGGACCTGCAAAGTTGGTAAGACCGGACATCGCACCATAGCGCGCATCCTCACTCAAGCCGTTGACGATCCAGTCTCCAAGGAAGCCCAATCCGCCTCCCTTCGTGAACGACTGCATCCAGAAAGCCTTGTTCTGAAGCGAGACCTCCATGTCCTGCAGATCCTTACCATTGAGAAGGTTCTGCACCTGCAGGGAGATTGCGCCGAAGATGGTAGTCGCGACGAAGATGCCGGCAGCGTAGGATGCTTGGTCGACCCTATTGCCATACTGGCCCAAGAAAGCCGCTCGACGGTAGTGGCGCTCCATCATCGCAATCGGGAAAGACTTGAAGAGGAAGAAGGATCGATAGAGCTCACCCTTGATCGTCCCTCGCTTGAAGCCGCCTGTCGTCTCAGCACGGGTAATGAGGTCAGGACCAAGCGACGCCATCTCGGACTCATTGACGATGAAGCCGATCAACTTGCTCGGAAGCATATCAATCTCCTCCTGAGTAGCTCCGTTGAGTGCACCCTCGCTCAGTCTTTTCAGCTGCCTGATGGTGATGAACTCTATGCCCCTGTGAGTCTCTGTGCCGGCCATCTGCAACAGCTCGAAGTCACGCTCAGAGATGCCGCCCTCCTCGAGCCTAGCTCTATCATATGCGTCCAAATCCGCCCAGTCCTTCTTGAGCATCTTCGCCATGCCGGCCATCATGTTCAAGCACATGGCTCGGCGCGTCGCATCGGTGAACGCAGAGAGAAGCGAGGCCTTCATCGTGGCATTGGCGAGCTTTGCAGTCCATCCTTCACCTATGTTGTCAGCGGCATACCTGTTGAAGTCACTGATGATGCTGTCAGCAATGAAACCAGCACGATTCGCGTACTCCTTCCAGTCAGAGCCATAAGCCGCCACAAAGAACTTCAGACTGTCCATGAAGCCGAGGCGATTGAAGCCACTGGCCACGAAGTACGACGGGATATCCGAAAACGAGGAAATGAAAGCCTTTCCAAGTTTGCCCGCCACCTCAAGGTTGCGCCAACCGGCCATGAAGTTTGCCACGCCGTCTCGATTGATCTCGATCTGCGAGGTCACGCCGCTCAAGACATTCCAGATGTCGTCGACTGTTGCACCAAGCAAGCCCTGATGATCCGAATACTTCTTCAGAAGATCGATCTTGCCGACAGTCCCCTGCGCTTGAGACGCAACGTTGTCCGCCACGCCCTTTAGCATCGTGTACGTAGCCTGAGGCTTCGGCCCGAACGACTCAAGCAATGAAATGTCATTGCTCATCTTGGCGACATGCCCCATCAGGGAACCTGTCAGACTGCTGTTCCCGAACTTCGTCTCGTACTGGATGAAGCTGTCGGCATCCTTGAAGTGGAGTACGCGATGCGGAAACTTCTTGTATCGGGCGGCGTTCGTCACTGGCAGATTCTTTGCAATCTCCGTTACGTCATCAGTCACGACGCCATTGGTAACGATGTCGTCGTAGGAGTGGTCAAGGAGGACTAGCAGCTCATCATCGGACATCCTCTCGCCCTTGTCATTCGTGAATCGCTCACGATCAAGCAGCGGAAAGATTTCTTTGATCCACGCCTCCTTGCCAGCCTTGCAGAGCTTCCATAAGTCGTGCGACTGAGGAATGTAGCCGTAATCGATCTTGCCGATTTGTGCGCCGGCACGAATCGCCCTCTCACGCATATCGTTCGAAGTCTTCTCCCATGCCTCCCATGCCGCCTTCGCCTTCGCATTACCAGTGTCCTCACCAAAGCCTTCTCTGATGAAGTCACGAACGTCAGTGGCATCCTCGACAAACCCAAACCACTTGCTATCGATACCCCGCAGGGTATCGAGCATCTGGGTGCAATACTCGTTCTGGATGCCTCGAGCACGACGATAGACAGACCGCATAATCTCGGCCACGGCAGAGTAAGCATGAAGGTCCTTCTCGTTCGACAGACGATCCATCTCACGAATGCGCTCATCCTGACGAAGGACCTGCTTCGCAATGTCCGCCCTTCGCTTCAAGGCGTCAAGCTTGACCTGCTTGACATACTCCCCGGCGGCAGCACGGACACGCTCATCATTCGTCATCTTCGCCCATGCGTCCTGATCGCTTCTGCGAAGAGAGCCCATGATTTGCCGAATGTTCGACATGATCGCGTCGCCCTCTTCGGGCTTGACCTTTCTGCCTGTGACTGAACCGATAGCGTTCAAGCACTCCTGTCTCATTGCTGGATACCTCCGTTACGCAGGATGCACTCGGCGGCCTTGCCGATGCCGGCAGCCTCAATGTCGGCCTCCTGCTCAATTCGCTGCATTTCCTTTACGACGTCTTCCATCGTCATAGGCACGCCACTGTCGTCAAGCACGTAAGTCTGATTCGGCTTTTCGGCAGCCAGGTTCTCAAGTCGAACCATGTCAGCACTCTTGCCGACAACCTCAAGCGAACGCGCACGAGCTTCCTCAATGCGAGCCGCCTCTTCCTGCTCAGCCTTAGCCTGAGCATCGTCAGCACCGCCGTTCTGCTTGCTCTCAGCATCCTGAATTACCTTCTCGCCCATGGCAGAGACAAGGTTCTCAGCAGAACGCTTAGCCTCTTCCGCCGCCTTAAGCGCCTCACGAACCGTCGCAATATCGACGTCAGGCATCAGCGCAAGGCCAGTCTTGCCTTCATCCATCTGTCTTTGAATCTCGGCATTCTGAGCACGACGCAGATAGCTCATGGCATCAGCCAGGTCAAGCGGATCACCAAGAAGCATCCCGGTACCCTCACCCAGACTCGGGATGAGCGAATCAGTAAAGCCGTTGAAAACACGACCAATGGCCGCCGCAGACTTGCGATTGTTGTAAAGCAGCTCGAACATCTGACGTGCCGCCGGACTGACATCGTCAATCAGGGTACCGTCCATCGGAACCTCGCCACTCTTGAGCATGTGGGCCGCGTCGACGATAGCAGGGCCAAGGTCGATTGCACCACCAGACATCTCTCGAATCCGAATGACGTGAGGAGCGAAGGCCGCCATGGCATTTAGGACGCGCTTCATGCCCTGCTTGTCAGTCTCAACAGACATGAGAGACGTGAGCTCAGGATCACGGTATGCCTTGTAGAAAACAGCCGCCATCACACGGGCCTTCGCTGCTTCCGTCGGCTTACCATCACCGTCGATCAAGCCGCCAATGGCACTCGGCTCACCAATGTCATTAACAAAGCGATCGAGCGTAGCTCTCGTCGGCTCACCGTTCTCGTCAAACTGATACGCCTTGAGCTTGTCACTTGTCAGCTTGCTGGCATCCTGCACGGCACGTTCAGAGCCGCTCAGCTCAAGCACCGCCGACTGATTTGAACGATCGATGAAACCCGTCGTCACCTTCTCACTCGGCATGAAGCGAACCAGTACCGGACGCTTCAAATCACCGACAGCCTCTGGATTAATGCCCGTCTGTTGACGGTCGGCCATCATGTCAGCAACGTATTGAGTTGCCGTGCCACGCTCAAAGGCTTCATTGAGACCGGCAAGGCGGCCATTGCCGGCGACTGCATGCACTCGCGTCGGATCGTCGCCATAGCCATCAACCGCGCGGCCGCTCCAATCGTTCGACGTGAGGACACTGTCAGCCTCTACAACAGCGTAGGTAACAGGAATCTTCTCGCCACCATCCATCACCCAGTCCGTGATGCCCTGATAACGCTCATCAGGCATAGAGCCAAAAGAAACAATCGGAGCACCGGTGTCCGTCGTGCGACTGAAAGACACGCGGCCATACTGAGGATTAGCGGCAATCGCGTTCATCTGAGCAACAGGAGCTAGTTTTGAACGATCTCTGTTTTGCAGAACAACGAGCGAGGAATTGTCGCCGCCCATCTGCACCGCACGAGCGAAGTGCTTCTGAGAGTTCGTCAGAGCCACATCATTCATCTGTACGCCCTGAAGAGTCGCACCGACATCCACGGCCTGACCGTTGTTCAGCTGTTCGGCCGCCTGACGCTGTGCCTTAATAGCAACGTCCATTGCTTCCGGATCATTCGGATTCGCCATCGGCGCAGTCAGCTTCTGTTCATTCACGCGCTGGGCCTGCACCATGCGAGCGGCTGCCACCTGAGAAGGCGTCGGCTTGACACTCTTGGCCTTCTGCTGTTCGCCATACATCCTGCGAATAACAGCTTCCATCTCCTTCGAGAGCGGAGGCAGGTCCTCGCCAGTCTCAGACTTGTAGCGATCCTTCACAGCACTCTCAGGATCGAGCCCAAGAGCCTTCTTATACAAGTCAACGATCCACTGGCCAAAGCGCTCAAACAAGCCCTCAAGTCCCTTCACAGGAGACTTGCCCTTGGACAGATAGACCTCAGTCCACGCCGCGAACCGCTCCTGATACTTTCGCTGGCCCTCGACGCCGAGAGCGTTCCAGTCCTCGACACTCTTAATGCCCCAAGAGCGCAGCAGAGCCTCACCCGCCTCGCGCAAGTCAGGATCAATGTCCTCCTTGCCAAGGACCTTCATGAGCATGTCCAAGTACCAATGAGAATGCTCATGAGCAAACGTAGAGATATCGGCCTTCGGCGTCAGTGTGATTTTCCGCTTCTTGGGATCGTAGGAACCCTTGACCTCAAAGCGCCCATCAGGAAGCTTGACAACGCCGGTGCCGTCGGCCTTAGCCTTCTCAATTGCATTTTCGTAATATGCGCCATCAATTTGGCGTGCCGACTCATCAACGGGATCGAAAAACGCCCGCCCATCCTTGCGAACAAACGGTTGCGACCCACCCATCAGTTGAGATACACTAACTGTACGGTCTTGGGCGACCTGCCCTGTGCGGACATCTCGTCGGTTGATGACGGCAGGAGACCCCTCGACGTAAGAAACGCCGCCCTCCGACTGGAATGATCCACCGGGCGGCGTTTCCATTTTCTCAACATATACTCCGTCAATGCTATGAGTTACTGCTCTAGCAGGTCCCTCCTCTACGGTATCTTTTACAAGCAACTGGACGCGCCAAAGCTCCCCATTCCACGATATTGGAGCTAGGAAAACATGAATCCCTCTCACTTTGGGGTTCTTGTGGACAATATCGACGTGGCTCTCAACTAGTTTTGCTGATTCTGCGATTTCTCGGATATTCTCCGCAACGGCCATAAATGCTTTTCGCTTAGAACCGCCATCTTTTCCCGCAGACTTTTTGGCATCCGATTTACTCATTCGCAACGTGAAACCCGTATCCTCATTATGGATACCGTCTTTGAATGCCGACGTCACTATATTGATTGCCTCGCCCTTATCTATGACGGTCGGAGTAACCGAGACAACCCTCATCTTCTCGTCTGGGCTTAAACCCCTTGGCCCCATATGCCATTCGATACCCTGCGTTACCGGCATGTGAAAGCCATCAGTTGCCTGAGTGCTATCCGTCTTTTCGATCGTGTAGTCAACATCCTTCCAGTCGACGCCCGCCTGCTTCGCAAAGAGAACTTCACCAGGGGCGGTCATGCCAGCCTCCACATCAGCTTGCTCTTCCGAGCGGCCCGCCTTCATCAATTCCTTCTTGAGAGATTCGCGGCGCTCGACAACCTCGCTTTCAAACCTCGCCTGAGGACTGCGATACCCTAAGGCACCAAAGGCACCGCCAAAGATGCCAGACACAGCAAGGTCGGTTCCAGAAATTTCATACTGCTTCGCCAGCTCACCGTAGTTCTGGTTTTCAAGAATGAGCTGGATGCCCTTGCGCTCAGCCACGTCGGTACCGATATTTGCTCCAGCACCATAAAGAGTGGACATGAGGCGGGTCGAACCGAAAGCACCCGGAAGGCGCAGGCCGATAGCATTGGCGGCAAACGACATGACACCAGCGGAAGTGCGAGTCTTCTGATCGACGCCTTCATTTTTGAGCCTCTGCGATTCACTGATGCCCATATCAGCACCAAAGGCAACCGCACCGCCCCCCGAACCTAGCGCAGCCATGTAGCCGGCCGCCTTCGGAATTGTCTTGAAGAGGCCATGAATGATTTGCGATGCCGCTCCCATAAGCTCTGGATCGGCTTCATAGTGAGCCTTGCTATAGGCACGAGTAGCCTCAGCTGCACGCAGCCAACCCTCACGCTCCTGCTCAGTACCAATGGGAAGCTCAGAGAGCGCAGTCAGAGCAGCACTCTTCGTTTCGGCCAAGGCCGCGTTTATACCAAGCCACGTGTCTCCAAACCCTTCGAACCAACCGGGTTCATATCCCGTACCAGGCAAAGGCTTCGGCTTAATGATCTTGCCGTCAAGATTCAGCTTGACATCCGGCTCAACGCTCCTGAAATAGTCGGACAGATACTCAGCCTCTCGCCTTGAGAGCATGCGGCCCGGCGTAAACACAGTCTTGCCATCAACCTCAGACCACGTTCCGCCGGCAACGCCATCCTTCCCGTTGTAGACAGACTGGTCGGAGAAGGTCGGGTGATTCGGCTTCTTGTACTTATCGCCAAGATGCCCGCGTTCATCCTCAGACATTGAGCCGGACTTGAGTTCCTTCCAAGCTCCGCGAATGTCGTAGTCGTAGGAGTCTCGCTCACGATTGTTCTCCTTCGCCCACGACTGAAACTCAGCCTCATCCTCAGGCGTGAGTTCCGTGTTGAACTTGTCGCTGTAGTCCTGGGCCGTGACCGGCGTAATGTCGTCAGTACCGTAGCGATTGATTCGTGCCTGCCGCATGTCCTCAGCAGACATCAGAACTTCGTCGCCCGTCTTGGGCCTGAAAATCTCGTCAAGAAACATCGTCAATCATTCCCGTGGTAATCGCCTTCGTAGGCATTCTTCGGTTCCGTCGTCGGCGCTTCCAACACGCCAAAATAGTCATCGTCAAGCACCGTCGCACTCTTTCGCCTCTTGACCTGTTTCTCCACCATGTCTTTGGAGAGATCGAACGTATAGAGCCTCCCATCATCGTCAACGACGGGAGAGCTGCCATAGATCAAGCTGTATGTAATGGAGCCGTCATCATTCGTGCTTTCAACCTTGAGCTTGAGCTTCCTCAACTGTGTGGACAGTTCGTCACCAGTGAACGCAAGGCCGTTCGCATAGAACCACTTCTTTGACTTCTCGAGCGTTTGAGCATGAGCACCAACAAGGTTCTCAATGTCAGATGAGAAAACGCCCGATTCGACGCCTAGTGGCACCAGCGTCTTCTTTCCTCTGTACGAGATCACCTTGCCACCAACCGCCTGCTCTACCGCAGAGGTCATGTCACCATCGCCGTTGAGCAGGCCATAGCCATAGAGGCCGCGCGCAATCTCAACGGCCGCATCAGCAGAATCGGGAGAGGTGAATAGACCTTGAACATCACCCTCATCCCCAATGAGCGAATAGGCCGTGCCGGTGATGCCGTGGACATCCGCATCATCAACCTTGACGCGCTTCTGGTCGATTGCATCAAGGCCTCGAAGGTATCTCTCACCAACGGACATCCCGCCCTGCAAGTCCTTCCCGAATCCTGCAAGAGCAAGAGCGTATTTCCTACTGTCCTTCGTGAACTGATTCGTGACGCTGGCAATGCCGGCGGGCCCGACAGCATTAGAGATAACGCTCAGCATCTCGCACTGCTCGTCTACGTTGGCTTTCTCAAGAGCACCGACGAGCATCTTCGCTTCAGAAGCAGAGAAGAGCGTCTGAGGCACGCGCCAGTCGGAGGACAAGTCCCCGGCAACCGATACGCGGTGACGGAGCTCTTCGCCAACAGAATTCAAATCTCCGAAGTTGAGAGGCTTGACGCCATACTGCCCCGTCAAAATAGCAGCGCCCATCGGATCAGTCTTCCGAGCCTTGACGATCTCTCCTGCAGCCTTCACGCGAGCATTGTGGCCCTTCATCTTTTCCGCATAATCGGGATCCCCGGGCGCAGGCCTGCTTGCCCTGATGTCTTCCTCGATCAGGTCGACAGGCATCATCTGATAGGCGTACGTGGCCTTTGATGTGTCGAAATCGCTCTTGTAATTTGCGTAGCGCTCCTTTCCTTCCTTGTCGCCATACACCTCAACGAACTGACCTTCCGTAAGTTCGTTTTCGTCGGCCCCGGTAGATGCCACCGTCGCGAGCGAATTTTGCACCTCACGAGTCAAGGAACCCCGCTGCTCACTCCTGCGTTGGGCGGCCATTGAAAAGGCCTGAGTGAAGAGGTCGATCTTCTGATTCTTTGAAAGGCGATCCACGACAGGAATGCCAGACCGGAAGTTGCCGCGCATTGCCTGCTTGACGAAATCGCGCTTCGACAGCATAGTGTCACCAAGCTTGTCGGCAACCATGAGAGACAGCTGCGACTTCGCAGAGCTCCACAGCGCATTCCCGACCTTCCCTTTGATATCAGTGCTCATCGCACCGTCAGGCGTATTCTGGAAGGCCTCAAGCGCCGACAACGGATCATCCTGCGCCCATGCCGTAAAGCGATTTGCCTGCAGCTGATCCATGTTCGCACGCTTCTGATTGGCCAAGGTATCGGCGTCCCAGCCCATCAATTGCGCCTGGTAGTCGAGCTCCATGTCGACAGAGGCCGACGACTTCGCGAGATACTCGGGATCCGCGTAGTGGTTTGCGGCGTCCGCCTGCAAAGCCTCGACCTTGGACGAGGACGACTGCATCTGGTAGTGCCTCGTCTGGCTTGCGTTCCATCGCTGAGCCTGACTTTGAGCAGACTGCATGCGGTCATAGACACGGGACTGTACAGCCTCACGTGCTTGCGGAGACAACTTGCCGACAATCGCGTTGACGTCACGAGTCATCGCCTCCATTGCGGGCTGGTAATCATCCATTGCATTGCGGCCCATCTTTGTGAGATAGCCGGTCTCTGGATTGTTGAGATGCGCGTCGATCGCACTCATCACCTCGCGCTCGGCATCGTCGCTTTCGGCCTTGATGACACGGGCGCGCTGAACGTCTAGCGCCTTGACCGCAGAGTTGGCCCACTCCTGCACAGGCATGAGCGCCTTCTTCATAACGGCGTCATAGTCCGTGCGATCCTGAGGCACGTTGATAGGCGAGAACCCAGAGTTACCCGAGTCCCGCACCTGAGGCAGGCCGCCCTGAAAAGTCGGAACCATTGGCATTTAGTACCCTCCGATCATCGTCTTCTTGTAGCTGGACGCAATGTCCGGGTAGTTCCATCCACCACTGCTTTTGCTCGTGTCAAACATCCCGGAAGCATTCATGAGCATGTAGTTGCTGGCCACTTGAGATGCGCCGCCCAACAACGTCGTACCGAACTTGTCCCACTTGTTGACCTTCTGCGCCTCGGCCTGAAGCGCCTGAGCCTCGTAGCCGACGCCCTTCCACCGGTAACCCCACGCCTCAGACAAGGCATTCGACTTGATTTGATTGACGTCCATCTCCTTGACGATGTCAGTGGACGCTTGCATTTCGGCAGCGCTACCTTCGCCAACTGCGATGCCGTTGGTAGCAAGAGCCGCGCGCTGAGCAGACTTGACATGCCCAGCAGCCATCGTTTTTGACACAATCGCCTTCTCGGACGCTCGCAAAGTTGCTTGATACTGGCGCTCCATCATCTGTGCATTGATGCGGGCGATATTGGCCTGAGCCTGCGCGGCCGCATTCGAATGTTTGGAAATCCCGAATGACCCTAGCGCTGTAATGGTGTTTGCGATGCCCTGCGCGATGAGCATCCCGTATCCGAATTGAGCCGAGTTTGTAGCCATAGAAAAACCCTCTAAGATGCCTACACCTTAGAGGGCCTACCTCCCTACACGCGCACGATCACGAGAGCTCGAGCACTGTTGTCATGCTCACGATTCTCAGTGGCAACGGGTATTTCTGACGAACGCAGACTTGCCCACTCTGAGACCACTGCGGTTGAATCTGAAAGCCTATCTCGTCGGTAATCGGCTCGGGAACATTGCCTGCGAACTCTGTCGAACGTGACGGGTATTCAGAGAGCTTGTCGAACGACGGCCCCGCCTGAGTACCTGACGAATTGACCACTCGGAAGAAGACCTCGCGAACGTTCTTCTTGTGTCCGGACCCGTATGAACCATCCTGAAGCGCCATCGCCACTGGCAGCGTCTTCATGTCCGCCGTGAATGGCAATCCCACATGAACGACTTCGGCAGGATAGGTGAGCGTAATCTTTCCATCCTTGACGACCTGAGGCGGCTCCACCGCACCATCAGCAAGAATGTTCACGGTTTCTCCCTCGAGCCACGAGAGCCCCGCAATCTCTGTCCTGGCCTCACCACGGTATGTGCCGGCACAGTCAACGAAGATGCACTCCTTTAGCTCAGAGTACTGGCGCTCCGACATGCGCTCTACGAAGCGCACGGGTTTCCCACCGATCGTGCGAAGTACTTCAACGTAGCAGATGTCCTCATCGCCCTCGGCGACGACGCACACAGACTCGATAGAGCCAGCAGTCTCAACAGTAGAGAAACCGCCGACTTGCTGTTCAGGCACGTAGGTCATCGCAATCATCTTTCCAGACGAAGAGACTGCCCACACAATAGGAGACGGCGCTTTCGAGTAGGCGAGGTCGACGATTTTCAAGTTATCGAAAAGGTGCGGCGCGCGAAGGCACACGTCACCTGAGATATAGCCTCCTGCCTCATAGTTGTACCCAAGCTCACGAAGATGTCCGCCTCGACCTGCACCATAGATCATGCTCGATCCGATGACGAGAGGCTGCACATTGGACGCGCCCACATATGACTGGGGTCGAACTGACATTGACTCAGGCGTAATGGCGTCCGAATTGAGAGGCGACACGCGCCACTCGGCAGCGCCAGTCATCAACATCAGCTGTGCCAAAGGTACGATGTGCAGGATTCTGTTTGCCTCTCGGGCCGCCACGCGCACAGCGATGCGGTCATCGTCCTGAGACGGGAGCGAATAGCTCATGTCGGACTCAGTGCCGGGACGAGTGGCCCAGAGGTTGTTAGGACGCGTGTACGTCCCGCCAAACCAACGCCTCTGCTCGAAGTACGAAACAGCACCAGGGTAGTCGCCGACCGAGTCAACCGAGGCCGTAGCGCTCGCGCCCGAGCCAGTGGTCGACGTGATGACCACCTTCGGGGACGTGTAGCCCTGACCGCCCGAGCGGACGTTGATCGCAACGATCGCGCCGTCTCTGACGACTGGCGTGACCTGCGCGCCCGAGCCCGTCGGGTCGGTGATCGAGACCGAGCAGGGACTGCCCTCAAAGTCGAGCTCCTGTTCGTACAGCGTGCCACTGCCGTACTTCACGACAGTCACTCGAGCGACGGGCTTGACGTAGCCGGAGCCGCGCGAGGTGACCGTGATCGACTTGAGCGTAGTCACACCAATGTAGTAGTCAACACTCGAAGAGTCGCCCGTCATGTCCCAGACGACATCGCTCGACGTCGTCGTTTCGATCTTGGCGGTCGCGCCCGAACCCGCACCGGACTTGTCGATGATCTCGACACGCAACTGAGGATAGAACGTATCGCCGCCGTGGTGGTACTGAGCGTATAGGTTCTTCGAGACGAGGTCGTACCGCTTGAGCTCGAGGCCGCCATCGAAAACGCGGTAGCCGCTGCCACCCGCTGTCACGGTGATCGACTTGATGCCCTTGGCCTGCTTGAAGGCGTCATCGTAGATCGGGGGCGTAATTGATGCATCTGGCGAAATGTTCTCATCGATGATCTTCGTCGTATCGGTCTGACCAACATACGCCCAAATACCGCCCTGGTCGCGATAGACGCGGTAAAGGCCCGCACCTTTCACTGCATCCCACGTGATCGTGTTGTACGAACCGTCACCGTACGGATTGCAGTCGATCGTCACGGGAGACGACCGAACAGACTCCTCAGTGCCGTCAGCCAGCAAAGCAGTTACGGCATAGGTTCTCTTGTAGTCCTTCGGGTTCGTCACATTCTTGTTGATCGTTTGTGTAGCAGAAAGCCCGGTTGGCGCGGGCAGGGACGAGCCGAACTTGATGTCTACCAGACGCCAGTCAGTCGCACCGTATCGCCGCAACTCCTTTGGCGGGTAGTTCGGATGAACAAGCGTCATCACGTCAGCAGACTGCACGTAGTGAATGTCAAAGAGGTCGTCTTCAAGGTACGGCGTCTCAACCTCGTATGCTTGGCCGCTTTCCCCTAGGAGGGTTTTACCCAACGTATGGAAGCGCACATACTTTTCGCCAATCTCTAGCACCATCGTCTGCGAGATGGAAAAGTTGAACGGAATAAGCCTGGCCTTCTTGCCCGCGTGCTTCGTGTGATTGACATACTTGAAGCCTGGCCGCATCACGATCGGCCCCTGCGGCTCGATCAGGAAGTTCTTGCACAGCGCCATGCCGGTCTGGTACTTGCCGTCATCGATGCGGGCGAACATCGAGGGAGAGACCTCTCCGCCGTTGAAGGCGCGTTGATATTGTCGAATTGCCATCAGATTACCCTCGCACGCAAGCCGGACGGCAACGGCCACTCATCGCGACGACGATGAACAGACATCTTCGAATCAACCGTTTTGGCTCGAGTAAGCGCAGCCTCATACTGCTGCAGGAGACGAACAGCCGCGTCGCTCGAACTATCCGAGCGCTTGACGGGGCCAACGAGAAAGGATGCAAGAAGGATCACCAGAGCCTGCACAAAGTAGGTCGGGAATACCGTTGCTGTGTCTACATAGGAAACATATGTCAGCACGACATTCGTCGCATTCGTGAAGACGGCACGGCCCGAGTTCGACTCATAGAGCTCGACCTCAAAGTCAAGCGGCAACCCTTCCTTGCCAACTTCAGATACGCGAAGCAGACGCACGCAGTCGGACGGCAGGAGATAGCCGTGCTTCCACTCATAGAGATCCTCGTCCACGTTTGAGAGCTCGACGCCTCTGGAACGCCGGATCGCAAAAGACCAATCGTGCTCCTCATAGAGCTTGCGCAGAGCAAGCGGATACCATCGAGCGCAGTGGCCGGCCTGAGGCGATCCGTCCGGCGGCGTAATGGATGTCACATCACCAGAGTCGCCAAGCATGCCGAGCGCAAGGTTGCAGATGTCTACAGCAGTTGCCATAAAGAAAAAGCGGGACGTTTGTCCGCCCCGCCTCCTGAAAGAATTTTCAGCTGTTCACGCGTCAGGCGGCAGCGCCCGGCAGGAACTCAATGCCCTCGACCTTGTACGTCGTCGGGACTTCGATCACGTCGCTCAGATACGCCGTCATCGTGCCGGCCGTGATCGAGGTCGGCGTAGCAACGAGGCGGACATATCGACGGTGCTTGAGCGGCATCGGGATAACAATGCCGCCCTTGGTGTCAGCCACAGCGATTGCGCCAGTCTGAAGAGCAGTAGCGAAGGTGCTGTTGTCGTCGGAATCTTCAATGGCGATAGCCAGAGAGGTGCCGACAAGCGCCGTCGGGAACTTGCAAACCACATAGAGCGGTCGATCGTTGAGGCCAGTGGTCGGAGCCTTCTGAAGGAAGTCGACCACGCCGGACGTGATCTCGGCCTTCGCATCAGACTTTTCGCAGAAAGCGAGCTTGATGTCCATCATTTCCGTTTCCTCCTTAGAGCGTCAGGACAGCGCCCTTGTTGGACAGAATGTCCGTGCCAAGGCGATGAATCGGAACCCCACGGAACGTCATGCACTTGCGACCGGCAACCTCGTCCTGAGACAGGAGGACATTGTCCTTGTTAAGGATCTGGCGAGCGAGGAAGCTGCGGGTGTTGTCGTTCATGTAGAAGGCGACACGGCCCTGCTGTTCATCAGGCAGACGTTCAAGAGCGTCGATCATCAGATCAAGCAGGTCAGGACCAGTCGTGTTCTTCTTCGTGAGCTTCGTGGAATCGATGTTGGCGATGCGGACGACACGCTGCGGATCGTACATGGCAACACCAATGTCCCAAGCAAATTCCGTGATTTCCGCGCGGAAGCGCTTGCCATTGGCGTCAAAGGCGTACTGTTCACCCATGTTTTCCACGGAGAGACCGGCGCTCGAGCCGTTCTCCGGATAGAACAGATAGGTGCTGGCAGGATCCCAATTGATGAGAAGGATGTCCGTCTGAGCATTGGCCGTCGTACCCTTGGCATCGATGATTCGATCGGCAAAAGCCTCGTTCGTCGGGGACACGATGTTGAAGATGCCGTTGGGGTCGCGCGTCTCGAGGTTGCTGTCGCCGTAGAGCACCTTCTTGAGGACAGAGCGGGAGAGGCCACGCATGAAACCTTCATCCGTGCGAAGACGGAAGGCAGCACGCTCATTGGCCTTTCGCGTGTCGAGAAGGGACTTGTCAACTTCGGAGCGGGAGCGAACCATGGCGGCAGCGTAGCGAACATCAGCACCCGTAACGCGCTCAGCATCCCAACCTTCGTTGAATGCACGCACCTGACCTTCCGGGTAGGACGTCACGACCTTGCCGCGGTCACCGAAGCCGTCATTGCCACGCTGGATGACAGCCTGGTCAAAGAAGCCGTTGTAATCTCTGATGGTGTGGATAAGCTGGCGCACCGGCTTATCGCTGGTAAGACCTTCGAAGTCCGCCAGAGTGATCGGATTCGAGTCAGTCACAACATTCGGCATTTACTTGCCTCCTTTCATTGCGTCTTGGTAAAACTGCTCGGCGGTATATCGTCCGTCTTCGGCAGATCCGCCACCGGGGTACTTCGCCTCGCCGAAAGCGCGTCCGATGCGGCTCAGCAGTCGCAAAGCGCCCGGATGGTTGCCCATCGGAGAGCTTAGGAACTCCTGAATATCCGCGTCGACCTTACCATCAGCGTTACGCGCGAAGGTGTCGCGAAGACGAGCGATGTCAGAGAGCGACTGCGTGAGCTTCTGGCCACCGAACTCCTTGTCGGCTTTCGACTGTTCCATCCACTCATTCGAGATCTCTGCGATACGTTCAGCAGAGCGCTTCTGAAGCACTGGGGCCATCTTGTCAAGGAAGCCTTGGGCCTGATCCTGACTGAGATTGAGCTCCTTCGCCACGCCTTGGAAGGCCGTGCCGACTTCTGCATCGAGCTCGGTACCTTCAGGCATCTTGAAGTCCTCGTACTTCTCGGGGGCTCCCTGCTTCTCGCCTTCGCCCTCCTCTTTCTCGGCACCCTCTTCGCCTTCTGCCTGACCTTCAGCACCGGCTTCGCCAGCCTCACCGTTGCCGCCTTCCTGCGGCTCGGCCTGCTGCTTACCCTCGTTGCTTTCGGCAGACGTCAGCAAAGTGCCGGCATTCGTGTCGGACTCCTGTGCGGCAGGAGCGGGCGCAGTGCCCTCACCGCCGGTCGGAGTCTGTTCAGTCGCTTCCATTCGCTTCGTCCTGCATTAACCTGTAAGCATTCGCATCCACCGACATGATTCGATCAAGGAGCTTCAGCCCAACATTGCGCTGGCCCTCATTGAAGGCCATCACGGCAATGTCACGATCAAAGCTGTTTCGGTAGATGCCCGTATCGGAAAGTAGCTGCCACAGAACAATGCGTCCGTCGCGCGTGGCCAGTACGGCCTTCAACGCATTGGCGATCTTCTGCAGCCTGATCCTTTCCTCTTCTCGAGCCTCGACCTCCTCCCTGCGGAAGGGATCGCGCTCAGGTGTCATGATGTCAGTCGTCATACTTCACACGCGCACTTACTGCTGTGCCATTGCCGCAAGTCCCTTGACGGCCTGACCGGCCATCGTGGAATCGTCGGACGGAACGCGGCCGAGCTTCGCCAGAGCGTCGGCAGACTGTTGCATCTGTTCGGCCTGCGCCTGCTGTTGCTGGGCCTGCTGTTGCTGTTCAATCGCCGCCTGCGCCTCATCGGTTGGAACGACAACGGACGGAGCAACAGAGAAATAGTCCGCATACTCGTCAACGAGGTTGAACGCGTTGAGCTTCTGCAGGATGTTCGGGTTGACCTGGGCGGCCTGCATGACGCGACTCACGAACTGATCGAGACTGTTGGCACGGATCGCGCGTTGAGAGCGCGCCAGCATGGACGTGTACTCGACCGACAGCTTCTGCCCTCGGAGCTCTTCAGGAGGCGGCGAAAGCTGGCCCTGACGCGCGAGGATGTCAAAGCATCGCTCGATGAGCGGACGCAAGACTTCCTCGTTGAGACGCGAGAGTACAGGCCCGAGCATCATCAGCTTTTCCTCGTGACGCTCGGCCACTTCGGTAGCCGTCATCTGCCCGTGACCGGCATTCGCGATCATCATGAATAGGTCAACGTTGAAGGCCGAATTGATGCGACTGCGAACGTCGGCAATGTCTTCGCGCAGGTCTCCGAGCGGCAGGTTCACCGCGAAAGCAGGCTGCACCTGATTGCCCGCCCCCGGGTTGTCAATGTAGCTTCGTCCGCCAGGCAGGAAGTCGACCTCGTTGTCTCGAGCATCTGCCGGCATGATGAGCGGCGGATTGACCATGTAGTCGACCGCATTGCCCTTCTGCACCTGATGGTGATTGAGTTGAAGCGCGTCGCCGATTGCCATCATGCCCGGCGCTTCCTCCGAGTAGACGTCAGAGGCCGATGCGCCCCACCGTCCAACGACAGCAGGGAAATCGCGGTAGCCGGACTCATCAAGGACGCCTGATGCATCCTCATCATGGTCGACCTGAATGACGACAGACCTCCACGGCATGTTTCGGTTGTCGAGCTTGCTGGGATCACGGTCGAAGCGTGGCTCTATGGCGTGAATGCAGACGAAGGGTTCATCTACCTTCCCCTCGTCGTAGTTGGTCAGAACTGCGCGAGACACGCGGTTCCGTCCGTAGCGAGAGACGAGCTGCCCCGCCGTCATCGTGAAGCGACGATAGAGCGTGTCGGGGCGGCCTCGGAAGTCACACCCGATGCAATACTCACCGCACACGAGAGGATGCGCCACGAAGCTGTAGACGGGATCCTCGACGATGACAAAGGCCGCCACGCCGAAGACGCCGACCTCTCGCCATGTGTGCTGCAAGGCCTGATAGATGTTCGTCTGAGTGAAGGCCATCTCCATGATGCGCTGGACATCATCAAGCCAGACCTTCACGGCGTGCGACTCATCGAGGTCAGGAGAGCCAGTCGTCAACGAGAACCACTGCGACGACGGGTCCGTCATGCCGGACATTAGACCGGCCTGCAGAATGTTCGCAGCGCGGACCGCCGTCGAGTCGTAGATGCGATTCCAACGGTCCCGCCCCTCGTTCGTCTTTGATTTGGTGTACAGGAAGCGGCCAGACGCAGGCGTGATGTGGCGACTGATCTCGAGCCACTGAGAGACATAGGGCTCACGCTCTACCTTCAGCCGCTCCCACCTGCGAAGGACACGCTCACGCAAGTCCTTATCCTTCATGGCTTACCCCAGTTTTCCGCCAGCACCAAGGTTAAGGTCGCCAACACCGCCCGCCCCCGTGAGAAGCGTCGATCCACCGCTCAAGCCAGAATTCATATTCTGCTCGAGGATAGAACCTACATTTGCAGAGCTACCCTCCTGCTTGCGCTGCTGTTGGCGCTGCTGGGCCGCCTGCTCCTTTGCCTGCTGCTCTGCGCGCTTGGACGCGGCCTCTTGGGCCTTCGCCTGTTTGTTGCTCGAATAGACGGAAGCGGCAGCACTTGCCGCCGCGATGGCACCGCCCGCGATGATTGCACCTGTTACTCCGCCAGACATTGGCTTCTCCTTGACATGAGTTGATCAAATTCGTCCGTAAATTCTTCCTCCGCCTCCTCAAGCGTTTTGGCTTTTGAAGGGAAGGACATCGTGATGTACGTCTCTGCCCGCGCAATGAAGATTTGCGATCTGCCCGGCGCTCCGCGAAGCACGGCATAGCCAACGATTTCTCGGGCATCCTCACCGACCTTGACGATGCAGTCACCAGCGACGGTGACGAGCGTCGGCACCTTGATGACAGCACCACACAGGATTGAGCTGGCCGGCATCTTGACTGTTCGGACGTACATGCCGCCATGAAAGAAGTGCTCCGTCGGGAAGTCGTATTGCGGCATCTCTGCGACGACAGCACGCATCCTCATCGTTTCGTCGAGATCCTCTGGAGAGCAAGCCGGTAGGTCTGACACAAGCGAAAGGGCACTCATAGCTTTTTCCAGAAGAGCGTGTTCATGGGCGTCGCGACCTTCTCAAAAAGCTTTTCGGCACGCGTCCCCTTTTTCACACCCCAGTAGAAGCCGTAGCACCCGTCTTCCTTGGCGAAGCGCTCTGCAGCCTCAATCAGGGCCCGACCGACGCCACCCTTTCGGTAATCGAGGTCGACCCACAGAGACTCCGACGACGCAAGCCTTTTGGCCTTGAAGTGCGGAATGGTTGTCGTGACGTAGTTGACGAAGCCGACCAGGCGGTCACCGTCAAAAGCGCCGACACTGTGCAGCGTCCCCTTGATCTCAAGCCACAGATACTCTTGATAGTCAGGGTCAGGCTCGAGGTCCGGATATCGCACGTCCTCTCCGTACTCCTTTACGATCTTCGGCCACGCGGGATTTCCCCAAGCCTCACGGCACGTGATTCGTCTGATACTAATAGCCATGATGAATGCTCCTTTGTGCATTCATACTCCATCATCAACAAACACACACGCGCACTACAATGAACCCGCTAAAGCTTTCGTCGATTCTTGCTGTACTCGTCCTTTCCGGATGTTCATGGACTGGAAATATAGGTAGCGACTTTTATGTTCCTGAACCAACGAAACAAAAGATTGACGCAAAAATTGGGCTGTCTGAAAAACATACTCCCGCCAGAGTTCGTTACGGGATGTCCGTTGACTATTCTCTTGGCATTGACGAATATCGAAACGTCCTTAGAAAAGAGCTTTCACAACGATTTACTGAAGTCGTCGACATCGGTAAAAAAGGTCTGTGCGACGACTGTATATTGATCGCCGAACCGCGTGTCAAGTTGGTCATAGATCAATCTCGTGATTCGTACTGGGGACGTTTACACATTGACTTTTACGAAACGAGCGGAGACTTGTTTACATCTATTGAAGTAGAGACCTCAGGAAACGCAACCCCTACAGCCAACCTTATGAATCAATCCTTAGCCACTGGAGCAACTTTTGGACTTTTGGCCGCTCCTACAATTGACAATTATGGAGAATTCTTAATTGCCATCGGCGAACAGGCTATCGGAGAATTAGTTTGGGAAGCAGGAAGATCTATATCTGCATCCAAAGACCTTGGCGAAAAATCAATCGCTCTTCTAGATCCAACCAAACGTCAAAGGCTAGACGCTGATGCCAAGATAGCCAGTATGGAGTTGGAATCCGCTCGCCACGTAGCTTCTGTTTGCACGAACAAAGCAGTTAAATCTTTGGACGACGATATATCTTCAGTCGAATTGATTGCGGTTGAATCAGGCAAGCAATGCCGTGGAGAACTTCTAGCTTTTGCAAATGCCATCTGCAAAAAAGATCATCTGTCAACTAGAGAATGCCGAGATATACAAGACATAGTGACAAGTCGTCAGTATATGGTCGACACCATTACTCGCCAAGTGTTGAGTAACCGTAACCAAAAAAAGCGACATACAGCTCCGACAACGATCATCGTACCTCTTACGATACCAGAGGCTGTGCCAGTGCCAGTTCCTATTCCCGTACCAGAAAACCGCCTCAAAAAGATGCCTACTAAACCGACGCAACCAACAGAAGTACATCTGTAAGTCATCGATACGGATCCCTACTTCTAATCTCCTGACGTCGTCGTCCCGCCGGCGGCGTCGGGTTGTCTATGTATTCGTTCATTCGTACGGCAAAGGTCAAAGCCAAGGCATCGGCATTGTCAGGGGAAGCCATGCCGCGCTTCTTCATATCCTCTTTCTTCTCGAGCAGGATTTGATTCGTCGGCGTGTAGCCGTACTCGACGCCTGTGAGGTCGGTCTCAAGGTCGGCGTCCTGCGGCAGACAACCGCCTTGCGCGATCCACTCCTTCATTCGCCCCCACATCTCCGCGCGTAGATTCTTGTATCGCATGGTATTGACCGCGCCAGCTCCGAAGTTGATCGCATTGACCGGATACCCGTTGTGACGAAGCCAGTCGACAGGAGATGCCCCAACGCCGCCCGTGTCCACGTTGATCACGATCTTGCGCACGCCCATCTTGCGCAGATGGTTGTAGTGCTCTGCCACCTTCGCGCCGAGGTCATGCCCATCGAGGCCATGGTACTTCTGCTTTGCGATGGAGCGCCCGTCAAGAGCGAAGCGCGTCCAAATCACCGACGCGTCATCACCGAAGCGCGCCACGTCAACGCCGATGATCGCTACCGTCTGCGCATAGTTGACGACGCCCATAGGTCGCTCCATGGCGGCCTGGACGATGTCACGAGGAATGAACTGCATGCTCGAGCTATTCGGGAACTCTCCTCGGACACGAACGCGGAAGAAGTCAGAGTCCTCGCCATAGTCCGCGAGCCATTCAGCAATCTTTTTCTTGTCCGTCATGGCGGCGTCGCGGCCGTCGACGTGTCGATTATTCCAACGGTGACGGAAGCGATTGAAGCACTCATAGAAGCGCCCGGTCGAGCGCGTCGGGTTCCCGAACGCAAACCAAAAGATCTGCGTCTCGCTGTCAGTCAGAGCGCCTTCCGTGACCTCCCAGATGCAATCAGCAATAGCCGATGCTTCGTCGAAGATCACGATGATGCGGCGCTTCTTGTTATGCAAGCCGGCGAAGCCTTCAGGCTTAGTCTCTGACCACGGGATAGCGTCAGCACGCCATGTCTTATCGTGGCCCGGCTGCTTGCATGCAACGGACATAGCCGACACTGAGAACCAATCCTTGAAGATGCAGAGGTTGTGCCACTTCGCCACTTCTGCGAACGTCTTGGTACGAAGCTGGTTCTCGGTGTTAGCAGTCACGACGATTCGAGTATCCGGGAACGTGCAGAGGCCCCATAGAATGATCCAAGCGACAAGGCCAGACTTGCCAACGCCGTGACCTGCAGCCACCGCGTACTGCATGACGTGCTCCCAAGCCTCGCCAGACTGTAGCTTGTCTCTCATGTCTGTCAGGATTGAGGTCTGCCACTTGTCGGGACCGGCCATGCCCTCGAGGGAATCTTTGCCCCATGGGAAAGCAACCTGCACGAAGCGCAGAGGATCCGAGGAGCACTCAGCGGCCAGATACGTCATGGCCTTGCCGATGCCGGCTTTCGTAGTGAGGTCAAACTTAGGCGTTGTCATTGTCATTTGCGCAGAAGGTCCTGGAGAGTTTCAGAGAGCGTCTGAATGGTCTGATCCTTGTCGACCTGTTCGCGGCCCATGCCAAGGCACTGGGAGAGTGTCTTGAGCGCGGCATTCGCGCCCGCAGCGTCGACGGGAACGAAAATCGGGTTTCCGTCTAAGTCGAGACGCGGTTCCCCAACGATGTCGAGCTTCGGGACTCGTCGCGCACAACACTTGGCAAGCTCCTTGAGCTCTGAGAAGACGAATGCCGCATCGACGATCGCCTCCTCCTTTGCCGGTTGGCGAAGAGCCTCCACAGCGTCTCTGACCTCAACATTTTTCAACAGCCTGCTGGCGATTCTGTCGGCCGTTTTGGCGCTATATCCTGCCTTCACAGCGGCCTCAGACGCATTCTTGAAGCCTCCTCTCGCATATTCATTGACGAACGCCTGCTGTCTCGCATTCAGCATTCTCACCACCTCCTTAAAAACGTTTTCCACCCCGCAACAGACTGACATCGACGACGCCCAGAGAGATAGTCCCGAAGCGTTCTGATCGGCATATCAAGCATCTGGCTTATCTGCCGATAGGTATACCCCTGCGCCCGCAACTGACGCGCATGCTCTACGTCAGCGTTCAAATAGCGAGCGTTCACATGATCCTCGCCGATTGCCCGTCCGTTGTCGTTCACAGCTACAGTCATCCGGTGCTCGGAAGTAGCGTGGATATTCGAGCTTGACCTTTCGGATTGCGGCATCGATGATCTTTGCTCGCCTGAGCGAGTTGTCCCACGCGACTCGTCGCGCGTCGGCGGCAGCTCGAACAAGGCAAGCTGACGCCACTGGCGGGAGGAATCCAGAGACTCCGAGTTTTTGTTTTTGATCATTCATCAGTGTTCCTCTCTCCAAAAGAGATCGATCTCCACGCGGCCGTGGGGACGGTCAGGCTCTCGGACTGCGGGCTCGAGCAGGTGGAAGCACCTGTCATCGATGCGCAGTGCCTGAGCGATGCCGTCGAGTGAAGACTTGAGCGACGCGATCAAGTTGTCCTCGTCGCGCGCCCGTCGGTCAGGCGGGAAGAACGTGCATCGATATCCGATGCTCCCATCCGGCACGGCCCGACGGCCCTCTGCTTTGCTGTATGCGGCGGCAAAAGCGACGCGCCTAGCAGCCGCTACGAGCTTGCGCTTGATGGCCCAGTGGCAGCGCGCATTCGGCGAGAGTCCATGTGCCGGCCACGGTAGGACGACGCGTAGATGCTTTTTTCTCATGGATATTTCCTCATCAGTCATCGAACCAGTCGCCCTCGAAAACCCACGCGACGAGCATCGCGAAAAGCAGGACGATCCCTATAAGGCATTCGATTTCGTCCATTTCCTTCCCTTTACCTATCTGGTTCCCCGTGGGATGATTGACATGCAGGGCCCTGAGAAGTTCTGCTTTGTTCAACCAAACCACGGAGAAATTCAATGATTAAATTTGAAGTTCCTGAAGACGACCAATCGGTCTACGAGATCACGACAGAGAGCGGTAACCACTACCTCATTCGTTGTCCTGGAGAGCGCTCATACGAAACTGACGGCACCATTCGTGATGCACTATTTGCATTCCGCGTCATCAACGGCAACGAGCATCTGGTACAACTGCGCAACCTCGATCTGATCGTCTCTGCTATTCGCCGGCCAGATCTTCCGATCGGGAAGCTTCGTCCTCGTCGCATGGGCGATCTGTTTTGGACACGTCCCGGAGAAGGTGCCTACGGTTTCCAGTACTTCGAATTGAAGTAAAGAAGGCGTGAGCCGTCTTGATCCTCTCGTCGTCCGCCGGGCAATACCCCTCAAAGGGACGCATCATTGCTTCGGCGGATGACTTGTCATAAGCGCAGTCCTCGAGAATCGCTGGAATGTCAAACTCAGCGATTCCGAGCGCATTTGCCAAGTGAATTGCAACGAGTGCGGCTCGGAGTTTGTCCTCAAGCCCCGCGGCCTCACCGAAGACTGTGACCGATTCATGACCGACTCGAACCTCCCCGAGGAACGGGACGAGCTTGCCGCCCTCGTTTCTGCCAGTCACGCTGAAATAGATTTCATCTGTCATTGTTCAATTCCTTTACTCGTTTATCGAATATCTCGAGAGCCTTCCTGCGAAGAGCTACACGCCTTTCCGTTGGATGCCCTACTGGACCGGGACCACGAGACACAATTTCTCATGCTCATTACCGACTCACCTCTTTTGACAGACGCAAGAATCTGCATCAAAACATCAAGGATTTGGTTTTGCATTCGCTCCAACCTGCTCGCCAGCAGGAACTGATTGATTGCAATGAGCGCTACGGCGAGGCACAGGAAGGTGTATGACCAACTGTTGAATAACGGCATCAGATCACCTCTCATCCCGTTTGACCATGCTCGACTCAACCAGACCGATCAAGATCTGGTTGATCTCTTCCCGAAGCCTGTGCGTCGTGTCTGCCACTTGCCCGATGTCAGGAACATTCCCCGTGACGGTTCCGCTGAGTATCTCCTCGAGTTGATCAAGGCTCTTGCGAGCGGCGACAATACCCTCACCGGCCTTAGTCAAGGCCTTGTTTCTTTCGTTAATCCACTGGATCGACAATGACACCAGATTTTCGTCTTCCTTCATTTGAGCTCTCCGGTAAGTGCCCGCGTTGCGGTATTGAGTGTCGGCAAGAAGCCTTCCCTGTTTTGAAAACGATTCGTCCCGATGTATCTCTGGATGACTTGCGCAGATCTCGTGATCCGTACAATCCGACCAAAAGCATTGGCCTCAGTCTCTTTGCCGACTTCTTTGAGTACCGCGAGAGAACGGTTTGCCGTTGCGCGGCCTGCGGCGGCTATAGCTACTGGGAGGACGGCAAAGTTGTTTTGCTCAAGCCTCAGGGAGTCAAACCCCACAAAGACATGCCAAAAGACGTCGCTGAGGTTTTCAACGAAGCTCAAGCTATCTACGGAAATTCGCCACGAGCGGCGTGCGCCATGCTGCGTATTGCGGCCGAGAGACTGGTCAACCATCTCCGCCCGGGAAGCGCCAAACTTGCCGATAAAATCGCAACGCTCGACATCAACGATCTGCAAAGAGCGATCCTTGATGCCTGTCGCCTTACGGGCAACGAAGCGGTTCACCGAAACGTCATTGACTTTTCCGAATCCAACGAAGAGGCTCTCGAGACGGTCAAGCTTTTGTCGAACGGCATTAACCGCTTGGTCGACGAACTGATTACTCAGCCCAAAGAATATGAAGCCTGCATTGCCAGAATGAAGGCTGCGAGGGAGGCCAAGAGCTGACATCAGAAAAGCTCCTCAATGCTCATGTCCGAGATGTTCTGGCCCTTCCGATAGTCATCCCAGTCGAACGCGACCGGGTAGAACAGCGTCTGCGTTCTGGACGCGATGGCGCCGCCCATCAGCTCGAGATAGCCCTTGCCATCGAGGTTGGTGATGATGATCGTGGGATAGCCCAGCAGGCCTCGCGCATCGATGATCTCGATCAGCTGATTGCGCTCGAACTCGCTGCCGGTAGAGCGGCCCAGCTCATCGATGATGAGAAGCGGGCAATGGGCGAGAAGCTTGGCGAGTGAGTTGGCCTTGTCGGACCGGCCGCGGAAAGCGTTGAACAGCGTCAGCGCACGCAGGAACACCGGCCGGTACCCCTGATCACGCACGACGTGCACAATGGCCGAAGCAAGGTGCGTCTTGCCGTTGCCGTAGTGCCCGTGCATCAAGATGCCCACGCGGCTACGTGCCTTGTCACCTGACAGGAGGCGCTCAGAGAAGCGCACAGCGAATTGCCGGCAGGCCTTGAAAGCCTTCTGCTGTAACGGACGCTTGTCGCCTTGTGCAGTCAGCCTGAAGTTTTCAAAGACCTGATCCTCACCATAGGGGGAGAGGACGTCACCGAGAACGTCAGCGAGCTTGAGTGCGTTCTCGGTGAACTTGTAGGCGATTGCCTCACGACGCTGGCGCTCCTGGACGCAGAGAGGACACTCAATCTGGTCGGCCTCCTGCCCCGGCATCAACTTGACGTGTTGCTCTCCGTGAACAGCGCAGTCAATCACAACTTCTGGCAGTGCGTCGTATTCAGCACGCTCCTGCTCCTTCTTGGCTTTGATGATGGATGCCAAGTTATCCAGCCGGTTAACCATAGATGCACGAGAAGTCATTGTCGTGTCCTTCAAATCGAATGTTGGTTGATCGTTTGTTTGGGCGTTTGTCCGTTATCCAATCGGCCTCGAACCCCTTCCAGCCTTTTTCAAGCTGATAAATCATTGCCTCCTCGACCGTCATTCCTGCTTTAGCGGCTTCACGGACAATCGCGTTGACCATTCGCTGAGTGCAGGACTTGCAAAGCTTCTGCTTAAGCGCCTGCCAATCCGTCCATGTCTGTTCGGAAACCCCTTCAGGCTTAACCAGCTGTTCCTTAACGCGAGGCGCGGACTCAGTCCGCGTATCTTCTATAGTTGGTTTATGGTTTACTGGTTCTTGGTTTATGGTTAGGGTTTCTTTGGCTTCCGTTTGGGTTTCCTCTGAAAACCCACTGGGTTTCGGTTGGGTTTCACTCTTGCGAGGACGACCGCCTTTTTTCCCGTTCTCACGGTTTTTTTGAGCGTTCCGCTGGTACTGCTCGATCTGCCCCATGAGAATCGGGTGAACCCAACCTTCTTCGGTTTCCTCGAAAAGGCTTTCCAAGATACAAATGGCTTTCTCTTGGGTTTCCTTTGGAAAAGCCAAAGAAACCCACTGGGTTTTTATCGGCTTTTCGGTCGACATCATCCGGTCAATGACACGAATGACGATCCCGACAGATTCAAGGTCAAGCCCTTGCGTCAGAATTGCGAAGTCACCGATGTTGTGCTGGTAGTAATTCATAGAGCCTTCGGATCTTTCTTGATCAAAGAAAAGTCTGCACACAAAACGTGCGGAGGCAGATTTGTCAAAGCACAGACCGCCGCGAGACGACGGGGAGGAATCTCTGACTTTTTACGCCAACGACAAACAGCCGCCGGCCGAACGCCAAGAGCGTTAGCAAGATCCTTATCTGTGCCATTGATTGCACGAACAGCAACGTCAACAGGGTTAACGATATTTTTTGTCATGGCGACCTTTTCGGTTAACGTTTCGTTAATCCTGATGTTAACATAACAGACGCCGCGTTGCTACTTCCAGTTAATTCACTTTTGGTTAACAATGTGCGCAAGGAGACTGCATATGGATGTAAATGCTTTTGTTAATTACGTGCAGGCCAAACTGAACGAGCACGGTAAGTCAGTCACACAAATGTGCCGGGATACTGGACTTGCGCGCCAGAACTTCTTTCACTGGAAGAAAGGCAGAGCACCAAACCCCGAAAGCGTGAAACTAATCGCGGAATATCTTGGATTGCCTCAGGAAGAACTTCAGGACATCCTTGAAAATGGACTGATTCGCGTCTACTACCCAAAGGACGAACAAACCCCGCCGCCGGGATACGTCGTCATTCCCGAATACGAACTTCAGCTTAGTGCCGGCAACAGAGACCAGGAACCAGAGTGGGTAGAAGTGCACGCCTCAAAGCCCGTTGTTTACGACGAAGACTTCTTCATCGAACACGGCGTCAAGCCTTCTACATGCAAGCGGGCCAAGGTGCTTGGCGACAGCATGGAACCATTCCTATATGCCGGCGACCGTGTGACCTGGACTGAATTCCCGGATCCTCATGTATCGCTCGTGCGAATCGTCGATGGAGACATCTACGTCATTAGCATCGATGGCGCCATGAAGGTCAAACGACTTTCAACCTGCAAGGACGGAGTCGTCGTTGTAAGCGACAACGCCGACAAATATCCACCTGAAACATACGTCGGAGACGAGCTCGAACGGCTGCGTATCTATGGAAAGGTATTAGAGATTAAACGCGCTCTTTAACCAGCGCCGACGCCTTCAAGGCACCCCCTTAAAAGAACTCCCGCCAAGAAATTTTGAGCGGGAGTTTTTTTGTACCTAATTAACCCACTGTTGATTTCAATCAACTTTTTTTCAACAACCCCAAGTCAACCGTGTTGACAGCTCAAGCAACACTCAATTAACATACGGTTAACAGATGCAAGTTAACACTTGTTGACCTCACCTCCACTCTTCCGAGTGGAACGAGCTGGCCGGGAAGAGCGGCCATGTGCAAGCTAGTGCAGTTAGATCAGTGCGACAGAGGTCATGTACGACCCGAGCGGCCTGTCCCGAAAGGACAGGGAGGAGCTGTAGAAACCCAGACCCGCGCCTAGCCCAAGAAAGCCGACCAAAGCACCTTCCCCGCCATCTCACCGAATGAAAGAGAAACCGCACTTCGGGGAGGGTGCTTTGACCAGCTTTCTACACAGTAAGGAGATCTGAATGAACTCGAAGCAATACGAAATGAAGGTTGATCTGGAGCGCGCCCTTGATGGCCTTGTGCGAGGCCGATCCCTGAGATGCTCCCATGTCACAGCCATAACGAAGGCGCTTGCGGATGTAAGTGATCACATTCACGAAGGCCTCATCTGCGATGCGGATGAGGCCAAGGTTAAGCACCTAATGAAGATGCTGAAAGTCGTTTTCGACGACTTGTTCGAGAAAGAACGCCTTATTGCTCAGCGTCGATCTGAGCTAACGGATCTTTGCCGGACTCAAGCTGCTCAACCTGCCGAGCGACCTCACGACGAAGATCGCTGAGAAGCATCAGGTTGCGAGCAAGAGCGCGACGCGCCGGGACGTAAAGGATCCCCACTCCGCGATCAGACTTGTCCACCTCAATCTTCTCAAGTTCAACCGCGCCGCTCATTACCAGCGACAAGAAATAAAGATCATCTGTAGATAAACAATCTTTCATATTCCCTCCTTTGGGAGTTGGTTAAACAACGTCGAAACTGCTGGGTCCCGACGTCTTTAGCTTACAACCAAAGGAGGGAGCCGATTCAAGCCCCCTTGCCTGTTCCTCACTTGACACAGCCATGCGGGCGAGAGCGCTTGAATGGACTTTTATAGGAGATCCTGTATGAACTATCAAACACCGATGGAACACATCGAAATCGTCAGAGAAATCACACGCATCTGTAGGGCAATAGATTCCGCCGCAGAACCGGCAATAGACGGGCACGGGGGAATCGAAGCGATCGCATACCTTCAAAAGCTGAACGCAGAATTAGGGGACAAGATCACCAAGCTGTGCGAAATAGTTTGCGGCATCGACGAACGCTATCTAGAGATAATGGAGATCGCAAAGAGCCACAAGGAGGACATCGTCCACCACTTGGGTGATCAGATCAAAATCTGCGTGAATGGGCAAGTCTACCTCGGGACCCTTTTAGCGCCGAACGTCGTGATCGTCAGGCGATATGAGCCGGGAAGTACCCGGTTAATGTCTCAGGAGAAAGCAAATGAACATTGACAAAAAGAGATACCTGAAGCTTTCGACCACCGAAAGGGCCCGCCGGATTGAGGGACTTACAAGGTCATTCGTCGTAGAGGCTCGCTGTTATGCATTTGCACGCGTTCCGTATTCAATCGAAATAACCGCAAACATTAGCCACGCAGACAATGAAATCGCTCGAATGAAAAAGGAGCTCACCGACGAGATGAACTCCTTTTGCGAGGAAATCGAGGAGCTTAGGAAGCTGACTCTTCGTGACCAGCTAACGAACGGACACCTCTTCCAGATGGTGTATGACGCGACTTGGAAGCCGGTGTTCGAAGGGCCCACCCCGAACACCTTCTTCAGCGGCAACTACATCCTCACCATAGACGATGAGCACGTCTCCATCGGGAAGAGCGGAGATCCTACGTTCGAATTCACGCTTACGAAGGAAGAGCTGCAAGAACTCCGCAAAGCCCTTACACGTTAACCAGGAAAACAAAATGCGAATTGAATTAGACCTGCAAGACCGTAAAGAACTCAGACAACGTTTATACGGAGATGAAGACGGAATGTACGGGATCAATCGTAGCATCGATGACATCGTTGATCTGATTATGCAGAACCGTGCTTTGGACTGCGACATAGACACCATGCGTTCACTTATCCGCAAGTTCGCCGAAGAAGCAAACGCATGGCTTGACCAGGTTAGCGAACTCGGCCAGTTGCAGTCCGAGTAGCACAGTTCTTGGTCACACGACGAACACTGGCAATGATTTCATTCTCAAACGGAATCTTGGTGACAGCTTCCTCAAGCGCCTTTACGCGCTGCTCGAGTTCAGCGAGACGTTCTTCAACAGACTTCTGAACTTCTTTCTTTTCAACTTCCATAAATCACCTCCTGGTGTTGGTTAACGGATTGCCAAACCTGTCGAGCCTGGCAACACCAATGATCGCACCGGGAGGTGACCCACACAAGCCCCGGCCACGAGGCTTCTTCGCAAGCACGTTCGGCACTGAGAGTGCTTACGAAGACAACTGGAGACAGCATGCAAAAAATCAAAGACTTTGAGACCTTCGCCGCTGGGTACTTCCTTGGGCTCGGCATCAAGAAGCCGACCGCCGAAGACATCTGCCGGCTCAGCGTTGATTGCAGAGCGTTCGCCGCTGCGCTCAGCTTCTACATGTTCACAGACCCCTATGTACTGTCGAAAGTGCGCACGCCTGACAAGTACGAGGCGGTCGCGAAGAACATCCAGTGCTTCATAGAGGCACTTCCTTAACGATTTTGAGGGCAACGGCATGACGCAGATATGTGCCGATCTGGCGGCTCACTAGGCCAGATCCCAAAGCCGGGGCATCTGCAGACGAGAGGCTTTTGCGTTCACCCCGGCTCCCTCGACCCTTTCAACAGAAGGCATTCACGTGCCGCCGGCCACTTCATTGTGGCGCTCTCCTTCGGCGGCATCTGAATGCCTTTTTTCATTTTTTCGGAGGCGTCATGAAGCGCGTCATTTCTTATCTCGAAGAGCTCGCCCGCCGCACCTACTTCGGCACGGACGGCACGGAGCCGGTGCGCTCAGGCTTCATCGGTTCCCTCATCGAGGGCCTCGAAGGACTGATCGGATTCTTCGGCCTGGTGATCTTGCCGGCCATGGCGGCTGCCACCCTCTACCGCTGGATTTTTGATTAAGGAGAACGATATGGCTTGGAACTACCCCGACGGCTGCGGCCCCGACGACTACGAAAAGTGGTGCGGCCCCGACCCTGACGAAGAAGACGAGGATGAGGACGAAGAAAGTTACGACGAAGATGACGAAGGCGAAGACGAAGGCGAGGTGCTCGAATGAGCTTCACAGACCCAGTTCGAATCATCGACCACATCCCCCAGGATTTCGACATGAAACGAATTACTCGAAAGCGACCGCTACAGCAGCGCAAGCTCGCAAAGGCTCAGTCGGCGAAAGCTGCTGAGCCTTCTTCTTTTGAACCGCCTTGCGAACAAGTCTCGGCCATTTGGAAGGCAGTCGCCTTCATCGGTTCGTTGGCAATCGTGTTCGCAGCATTGATAACGGGAGGCTGGGAACGATGAAAACCATCAAAGACATCGCAATTGATCTCAACAGCACCGGCGCAATACCGAACATGGCCGACGCCAGAACGTACATGAAGGAGAACTTCCCAAGCGCCGTACTGACGTACTTCTCGGACAACCGCTCAGACAACTGCCTTCTCCGCGCTCTACCCAAGCAGCTCGAGGCATACGACTTTCACCGGTCCTTTCAAATCTCGATCGAGATTCACTCGTGCAGCTTGCGAACGATCGAGCATGCAGCATGGCTCATCTACCACGACTGGCTTGAGATCGCACAGATCAAGAAGCCGGACGACGACTTTACAAGCGACGTTCCTTTTTAAGGAGAACAATCAAATGACAGCAATCAGCACCGCGGCAATGAGTCGCACCGAATGGCTCAAGGAGCGCACCAAGGGTATCGGCGGCTCGGACGTCGCAACGGTCCTCGGCCTCAATCCCTACAAGACGCCGCTCGAACTCTGGGAAGAGAAGACGGGCAAGACGGCCGGCAAGGACGCCGGTCAAGCTGCTTACTGGGGAACGGTCCTTGAAGACGTCGTTGCAAAGGAGTTCAGCCAGCGCACCGGCATGAAAATCCAGAAGGTCAACTTCATGCTCTCCAAGGGTGAAGACGACTGGATGCGCGGCAACATCGACCGAGCGATCATCAACCCCGCCATAGCAGGCCGCGTCTCCGTTCTCAAGCCGGAGAAAGCAGCCGAAGCCGGACGCCTTCTTTCCACGAACATCGGCCTCGAGTGCAAGACCGCGAACTCCTTCATGGTCGATCAGTGGGGCGACTCGCAGGAAGCAGAGATCCTCAACGGCAAAGTAGTGACTGATCACAAGATTCCGCTGTACTACGAAACGCAGATTCAGTGGTACATGGCAGTCACCGGCATCGAGACCTTCTATGTCGCAGTGCTCATCGGAGGCCAGGACTTCCGCATGTATGAAGTCAAGCGTGACGAGGACGTCATCGACGCCATCGTCTCCAAGTGCAGAGACTTCTGGGAAAACCACGTGCTCAAGGACATCCCGCCGGCACCGGTAAACGTCGATGACATCAAGAAGATGTACTCGCGCGACAACGGCGAGATGGCCGAAGCCACGAACGATCAGGCTATCGACATTGGCGAACTCCGAAACCTGAAGGAGCAGATCAAGGCGCTCAAGGAGCAGGAAGAAGCCGTCGCCTCGCGCCTGATCATGGCCATCGGTGAGAAGACGGGCCTCACGCTCGGCGGCAAAAAAGCCGTCACCTACAAGGCCATGAGCACCACGCGCTTCAGCTCTACAGACTTCAAGAAGTCCCACCCCGACCTGTATCAGGCCTTCGCAAAAACCACCAGCACCCGCGTCCTCCGACTCGCTTAACCCATAAGGAACAAACACTATGTCTACTACCGACGCTCTCAAACAGCAGATCGCTCCCGCCGCCACTCAGCAGCCTGCCGCCGTAGCCGAACGACCGAACCGCCCGGCAACGCTCATCGACGTCGTCCGCTCTACGGGCTTCCAGAAGCAGATGTCTCTCGCAATGCCGAAGAGCATGACGCCCGATCGTCTGACCCGCATCGTCATGACCGAATGCCGCAAGACCCCGGCGCTCCTCAAGTGCGCTCCGGAAAGCTTCTACGGTGCCGTCCTTCAGTGTGCGGCCCTCGGCCTCGAACCGGGCTCCGCTCTCGGGCATTGCTACCTGCTGCCCTTCGGTAACGGCAAGGACCGCTCCGGCCGCCCGAACGCACAGCTCATCATCGGCTATCGCGGCATGATCGACCTCGCCCGCCGCTCCGGGCAGATCATCAGCTTGCAGGCTTGGACGGTGCACGCACAGGACACTTTCAACTACCAGCTCGGCCTCGATCCCGACATTCAGCATGTGCCAGCATCGACCGCAGACCGAGGTCCTGTCACTCATGTCTACGCAGTCGCCAAGCTCAAGGGAGGCGGCATCCAGTTTGAAGTGATGAGCCGCGCCGAAATCGAAAAGGTGCGCTCGACTTCGAAGGCCGGCAACACTGGCCCGTGGGCAAGCCACTGGGAAGAGATGGCGAAAAAGAGCGTAATTCGCCGCCTTTTCAAGTACCTGCCGGTGAGCATCGAGGCCGTCCGCGCCGTCGAGATCGACGAGAAGACTGACCGAGGCGAGGCAACGACGGACCAGGACTTCCTCGATGCAGAGTTCATCGAGAAAGGCGACGTGAACGACGCCGAGTACATCGACGACGCAGTCAACGAAAACAATTAACCCACCATCTCAACAAGGAGAAAATCATGCTCAAAGCCAAATCCTCTGAAATCATCCAGTCCGCTCTGTTCGACATCAACAATCAGTATGACAACCAGATCGATGACATCGACACTTCTCTCCTCGTCGAATCTGCCCTCTTGATCGCCTTCGAAAGTCACAAAAGCGAACAAAAGGAAGTCCTCCAGAATATCGCCCATTCAGTCTGCAACTACGCACTCACAATCGAGCGCGCCAAAATCGAAAACGACAAGATCAGCGCTCTGTTGTTTGCTTATGACGACACTGAAGAAACCGCTGAAGAAAGCGAGGAAACCGTCGACCAACCCGTCGCTGAAACGGTGCCCGCCGAACAGACGCCTGCGTTTGATCTAGCAGCATTGAAAAAGATCGCCGGCACCTCCATGACCGTTGAAGACAACGGCGACATTCGCTTCAGCTTCAAGCACCAGTAACCCATTCAAGCCCCGCTTCGTGCGGGGCTTTTCGTACGGAGAAACAAATGAGATTCAGACTCAAAGACCGCGAGCTGCAGAAGAAGCTCGACGAGATCAGTAACGGGGGGTTATCCCGGATGTTGGGAAGACTTCCGTACTACACAATACAATCCTCAGAACCTGACTTTCTGCACTTCAGCAAGAATCCGCACCTCATGTTAGAGGTAACGTCTGACATGCTCGAATCGTTAAGGGAATACAACCCGCACGGATGGAACGCTTTCCCAGAAGTTGAACCGCCGGAGGGAGTCTTGATGCGGGTTGAATGCAACCAAATGAAAACATGTCTTGTTTTTGAAAACGGAAAATGGCGATACCCAAGTGGAGAGTCGTTTGAAAACTATGAGTTTGCGTTTCCTGTAAAACGCTTCCGCCCGTGGGATGAGGATGACGAAGCATGACGCAATGGAAATACTTCCCGGACACGACGCCGCCGCGCGGGTTGCCGCTCAGGCTCGAAGTCAAAGAAAAGGATCAAAACACTGGCACACCGGAACCGTACTACGGCAAGACGCTTTTTCAGGGGTTTGCGGTTTTCGACGGGCACGACTTCATCCCGTTCGGCTCGTTCCACCGGCTGCCGATTTTTTGGGACGGCCGGCTAAACGCCTTTGGGCATAAGGATGTGACCGCCAGATACGCTCTGTGGGAGGACGAGGGATGACAGAAACAGAAATCGTCGTCCAGGACATCCGTCGCGAGCTCAGATGGTCTTATCGCGATCAATCGGTCGCCAACCTCCTCGGCCTCGCAAAGCGACTCATCGACAACAAGGACACGGCAGACATCGTTCGATCGATCAAGGCCTACACATCATACCTTTCTATCGCCAAGAACTGCGCCAGCAAGCAGGCTTTCAACAGAGTACAGCTCAGCGCACGCACCCTTTGCGACGAACTCAAGAAATGGGAGCTGGCTCATGCTTGGCAATGACGAGTATTTCGATAACGTCAAAACCATCGCCCTCTGGTATGGCAAAAGCCATCAACTCAACAAACTTCAGGAAGAGCTCGGTGAAAGCGTGACTGCCCTGTCACGCTTTACAGCAGATAGATCCTTGAAGCACCTAGGAGAACTTGCAGAAGAACTCGCGGACGTTCTCGTACTGCTCGACCAGCTGCGTTTTCTCATGCCGGGCCTCGAAAGAGGAATGGATTACTACCGCCACGCAAAGGCACGCAGACAAATCAAACGGATCCAGGAGGAAATCATCAGTCAATAACCCCTGCCTAAAAGGCAGAGGCTTGAAAGAGCCTTTATTGACTAGCCTCAGCGCCCCTCTTTCGAGAGGCGCTACGTTGGTTGGGAA